TAACCGATAGGAGAAACGTATTTGAAGTAAAAAGCTTTTTCTGTGGTTGATAAACCTTGAATATATTTATAGTTTTTCTGTACATCTTCTGGTTTAAATGTTGAATTTATTGCTCTAATTTCTTCCCTGTTGCCATCTTTATCAATAAGACCACCGACCCACTCTTTAGAATTTGGATTTTCAATAGTACCAACAACTTTTGCTGTATTATTTGCATCTACAATCTGGACTTTATTTGCAGAGGTATTAAATATCAAAGTACCTTCCTCAAGCTTTTCCCTAACCTCTGGTGGAAGAATCATTGAATATCTTTCTAATAATGGTCTTAAATGACCAGATTCAAGCATAGACTTTTCTTGTTCTTTTATATTAGATGTAATTAATTGTGTTCTATATTTTTTTTCTATTTCGTATAATTCATTGATATGATCCATTTTTATATAATCATTTTTTTTAACAATCAACTTATGTATCTCATCAAAAGCTGTTTCAACTGATTCTTTGTCTTTTGCTTTTTTTATTTGATTAAGTAACTTTTTAACTTGTTTATTTAGATCTAATTTTTGATTTTTTGAATATATATCAGCATCAGCTTGTCTAGCTTTTCCACCTTGTATGAAACTATTAACTCGACCCATTGCCCATTGAGTCATAGATACATTCCTTTTACCACCTGATAAATACGCACCTTGACCTCTTCGATATACAGCAGCCAACTGTGTGTAAGTAAATTTAGTCTCCTCTGCTTTTTTTAATAAAGTTTTTTTTACAGCATCACTTAAAGGTTTTCTTGACTGTTTTTTGTTGTATTCATTTAGTTCTTGATTATATTCAGCATTAGACTTTCTTCTGCTTTTCTGAAATTTTGCTGGTTTAGACATTATTTAGCCTCCTTAATTCCAAATACTTTTTTAAGTGAGCTAAAGCCTGTATCTGAATACATGGTGTAAACTGTGCCATCTGGGTAGATTCCAAGAGTGATATATTTCCAGTTAAAAATACAATTAAAATAACAATCAAATTCCACACCTTTAAGATCTATTGCCTCTTGCTTGATCTTGATTGCCAGTAATTCTGCAACGCTATAATCTGGGCTTAGTGATTTGAATTGAGTTTCCATTGTTTTTTGGGGTGATAGGTGAATAAAGACCCCACCAGTTGAGGTGGGGCTGATAAGTTTATGCGAAACAGTAACGGCCTTTGCCTTCTGCAATATTTTTTCTAGCTACTGCATTTATAAAATCTTCACTTAAGTAGTAAAGGTCTGGGCCTTCTGAACCATCTGGGTGTCTGTATTCAATGTATAAAACACCTTTTTGATCTAGGCTGCTGATAAGTCCAGCGATTTGATGTTTGTCAAAGTCAGTTGTTTTTAAGGCCTCTCTTAAAGTGAAGCCAAGAAAATAGCTATCTCCATCACAATTAGAGTAACCAGTTTCTTCATAGAAATAATCAAAGTTGATACCAGCACATTGAGCTAGTGTAGCTTCTTTGTCTGTTAGTTCGTAAGTTTCGATTTTCATTGGAATAATTTGCGAAGTGTATAAAAAGAAAAAGGTAGAGCAATTAAGCTTCTACCTTGTCGAAGATTGCAGTGTTGCTGTAATCACCGCCTTTGATTAAACGTGTCTTGTAAACTTCTCCATCTATCAAGACCAACTCACCATCAACAACTGGTGGATTGTTGTAGATTCTGTCTAATTCGTCACTTTCAGCTTGTGTTACATGACTACTTACACAAACTGTTTTTGACATAGCCCAGTAGATGCCGTCTCCATCTTTTTCGTAATCTTGCATTAAGTAAACACCTTTGATGTCTTTTTCACCTCTCCAGTTTTTGTATTCAATACCGAAGCTGTTTAGTTTGTCGAAGCTGTTTGTTCTTTTTGTTAGAGTTCTCATTTGAATCCTTTGCGAAGTTTGAATAATCAGCCGATCTCTCGACCTCATATTTAAATAATACATAAATAATATATATATGTCCACCCTTGCCCTGTAAGTTTATCTAAATGTTATGGATCTGAAACAATATCTTATAGGTCTTGACAGTGCAACATAGTGCATATAATATTAAGTCATGGCTGAGAGGCCGTTCTTTCGCAAGGTATTTCAAATGACCAAAACAAAGTTTACTAATCTTGAAACAGAGATTATTACTGACAGACCCGAAGATTGCATAGTTGAATGTCTATGCCAATTTTACACAGATGAGAAGGTTGCCGAATTTGGTGACTACAACAAAACAAACAGAATTATCACTGAAGTCTGGGAAGGTGTTGAACGTAAAGTCTACCCAGAAGATGAAATCTGGTATTCTTTGAACACTACTATCCATTCATTAGGCAAAACTAAATACTTGCCAAACAAACTATCCGAGTATGACAAAGTAGTTCTTGATGACTGCATATCTGGCAGCACTATGGATAGGGCTGAAGATGTTAGCCCACAGTACGGCGGCAAGGTTGCAGCAGCAGCTAGACGAATAATTGACAAGCTAGAAAAACTAGGTGTTGAGTTTAGTTGGGCAGAGAGGTGGTATTAATGCAAAACTTTTTCCTTTTCCTCGCTGGCATGGGGTTGTTTTATACAACCCTTACTGGAACTTTATATGACATGACAGCTGCAGATTGTGATGCTGGTATTGAACTCGCTTGTAAGGAGCTACAACAATGACCTTTGAAAATAGACGCATACAGCAAAGGCTTGCTGATCTTGAAAAAGGTTATAAAGAACTTACTTTCTGGCATGACCAATGGAAGAAACTTCATTTAAAAGCAAGTGAAGCAACAGTAAAAAACACAGAGCTTCAAGGTGAAGTCCATGAAACTATGAAAGTAATGACTGAATCAATTATGGAATTACGTCAGATTGTTCAGAAATTTGATCCTATGGCACAAGCAATGCTTGAGCTTACAGACAGGGTAAAAAAATTAGAACAAAAAAATACTGGTAAAGACCACCCCTGATCCTTACCAGTACTCCACCCATTTGTCCTAACACCTAAGGACACCATTACTATAACAAAATGGAATCTTTAAACAACACCACACCACACATAACGTCAGTTGATATTGACGAACAAGTTTATAGATCAGATCCAGCCATTGCAGCGTCTGACTTGAAATATGCCATAGATCATGGCCTTGAGGCTTTTAACATCTATAAGTATGGCAAAAACAATCCACCTAGAATTGCAACTCCAGCAATGAAGTTTGGTTCAATGTGTCATAAGTACTGTTTAGAACCTCAACTTTTTCAAGGTTCTTATGCCTTGCTTGATGACAAAAGAACAAAAGCTGGTAAAGCAACAGCACTTGCTTTGCAAGAAAAAGGAATTGAAACTTTTACAACTCCAGAAATGGATACCCTTACTGGCATTTATAAGGCTCTTTGTAATAACGAATTTGCCAACAAATACATCATTTCAGATACCTTAAGAGATACCAGAGGATTAGCAGAACAATCCTACTGGTGGAAGCATAGGGAAACAGGCTTGCAATGTAAATGCCGTTGTGACTATGTGATTGATGACATGGTTATTGATCTCAAAACCACAGGTGAGTCTGGTGCATCACCAGAGGTATTTACTAAAACTATTGTTAATTTCAAATATTATTTACAGGCTGCTCACTATTTACAGGGAACAGGCCAAAAGCGTTTTGTTTTTGTTGCTGTTGAGAAAGTACACCCATTTAGCGTGGGAGTATATGAACTGTCACCTCATTTTATTGAGCGTGGATATGAACTACAAGAACAAACATTGTCTGACATCAAACAAGCCCAAGAGTCAGGCATCTGGAAAGGTTATACCAACTATGAACCAGAGGGCATCAAAACACTTACACCCCCTAAATGGCTTTAATTAACACCATGACTAGACCACTATTAACAGGAATCATTCAGCCAGAGGACATCTACCTTAAAGGCAACTACAAATATGTTTCATGGGCAAAAATTGCTAATTACCTTCATGAACACGCAAAAGGCTGGGATTTTCATTTAGAACTCCCTCCAGAATCGCCTACAAACCCTCTGTCAAATCTTGCCGTATGGAAAGCACCTGATGAAACAGGCTTTTTAATGGGTTATTTTACAGATCCAAAAGGCAACAAAACAAGTTCTTTCCCTTATCCAATAATGGATTATAGAAACAATCCTGTTAAATGGGAAAAGATTTCATCAAGAGATATTTCTGATTCTCACCGAAGAGCTTTATGTGCTTGTGCAGCTTTTACTTTCTCTCTTGGCTCCGAACTTTGGACAGGAAATGAAATTGTAAGTAAAGAAATTGGATCAGAACCAGTCAAAGACAGATCAGCCCAGCCAGTTCAAAATCTTTCTGTCGCTGCTAAAGATGCAATTTTAAAAGCTAGTACCAGACAAAGACTTGATAAATGTGCTGAGTCCTTAGAGGTGCGTTATGCTAACAGACAAATACCGCAAAACGATTACAACGACCTTTGCGACCTTATCAAAACTAGAAAAGAGGTGATTAAAACATGACAGTAGCTGGCAGCCAGTATTTCTCAACCGATCAACTCGCTAAGAGATATGGTATGCACCCAGATTCCATAAGAAGATGGCGGTACAAAGGCATAGGCCCTGAGTACTATGAACTTCCTATCTTCGCTGTCTCTTATGGTGATCCTAGAGTCAGATATGACCTACACAAAGTCCTTGCTTGGGAAGAAGCAAACAATGTTACACCCATTGAACCCTTTTAATTACTATGGCAAACACCGCATTTAACGCAAAATTCAGAATCGTTGATAACAACAGCGATAGAGAAAATGCACCAGAAAGAAACTTAATTATCGACATATCAGTTGATGAAGCTATGAAAATGGCAAACTGGTTACAAACTATGGTTGATAATGCCCATATCGAAGATACTAAGATAAGGGTTTACAAAAGCAAATCAGATTATGATGAGATTGCTGGTTTTTCGATCTGGGGCGGCCTCTGGGGCAACTCAGGTAAGATTGCACCACTAAACCCTAAACCAGCCTCTGAGAGGACTGTAAACGTCAAAGCAAACCAGCGTGAACTTCCCGAAGATTTACCTTTTTGATTATGTACTTAGTAACTTTTCCGAACAATCCCTATGTAGGTCAGATTTTTTATCACCCAAAATCTGAAAGAACCTATGAGTTTTGTGAAACAACAAGAACAGATGAGCTTACTGGTATGGTGCATGAATCTGCAACATGGTTTGATATTACAGAAAAGGATTTAGTTCCTTAAAAAAGAGGCATGACAACTCTGAGTAAAGCCAGAGAATAAAGCTGCTCTTTTGCAAAAAAAAGGAATTATGGCTCTAGTGTTCCACTGCTACTTTTTGCAAAAAGTATTGAGTTCCCTTCGAGGAATAAAGTGTGAGCCAGCCTTAGGTAATGAGGTCATGTGCATTTTATTAAGCGATATAGTCAGTAAGTCCTCTACTTCTTTCCAAATATAACAAACCTAATGCGATCCCAAAGGGTCGCTTTTTTCTTTTTTACTTTAGTTTCAAGTCTTACAAGATAAGCTTGTTGATGAGCAATAAATTCTATGGCACTGCTAACAAAATGAGCTTGTTTTGCGTTTGTTTGTAGTAGCTTAATTGCATAAGGCTTAAGTAGTTCAATATCTTCTAGGTTCTGTATAAACTGTATAGACTTTTGCACCTCAAACTCACCTTCAAGGCTGTAACTGCTAGTCAGTGCATCTATTATGTTTTTCATTTGACTGGAAATAATTTTTCTTCAATCATTTTTACTATGGCATCGTCAACATCATTGTCCGATTTAGAGGCTAAATCCTTAAGTAGGTTCAAAGCCGCTTTGCGTAGACTTTCACTCTTGCCGAACCTGATAAATAGATTGATTAGAAATTTAGACATGATTTGTTAGTTTTTCCTAATTTAGCTAAATTGCTAGTATTAAACAAGAAACCTTAATTTTATGGAAGAAGAAGAAAAAGAGGGTCGTGATTATTTTGGTCATGGGATCAGACTTTTAATTTTGGTTTGGGCTTTATCCGTTATGACTTTGGGGTACATGGAGAAAATAAGGCTAGACACTTTTGCTGCTGGCCTTGTAGGAAATATTGCTTCGGCTTATGGGATTTCTATAAAAGGTAAAAATGGCAACGGCAAGAAACCAGTTATAGTGGATAATAAGAATACTAAAGTTGGTATCAAATGAAAAAACTAATTCCATTTATCATCTTTCTTTCTCCGTCTAGTGCTTTTGCCGACATCACAGCAAAATATGTGACAGCCGCTTCGTTTTCCATAGACTCGCCTTATGTAATTACAAATGCGGCAGCTTCGAGCTACAGCATAAGCGGAAATAATATTACCACTTCAACAGGAACAGGGGATAGTGTGGTAACAAATGGAATAGGTGGATTAAATCTTGGCAGCTTAAGCAATGGAGTTCCAGCTTTGGTAAATACAAATAAATCGGTGACAACTGCTGGGTCAGCGTTTTCGCTATCGGAGTCATATCAGGCTGGTGACGTAACACAATCAGCAATCACTCCATCAAGCGGCATAGCTACATTACCAGTATTAGGTGGACAAACCACAGTGATTTCTGGAGGGACTCTGGGTTCTGGGAGTATAAGCAGTTTATCTAGTGGGGTTCATTCTTGCTCTGGAGCATTTGGTTCTGGTACTAGCTGCACTGCCTCAACTACAGTCTCGATTGAAATTGACTAAATTTTGGCTATTATTAATTTTACTACTACCTCTGAGAACCCTTGCAACGCCCGTAGTACCCCAGTTTAGGTCAGGCTCTTCTACGCAATCAAGCACATCACAATCTGTAGTAAATGAGGTTATTTCTTCGCACCAATACAACACAGGATTTTCATATTCTGCGTCAGGCCATAACATTGAATCAGCCGATCTCAATGGATATATCAATCCTTCAACAGTTGCTGGAACAACTCAGACCCTTAATGGTGTTCAGTTTAGTTGGACAAGTCCAGAACTTGAGGCTGTGCCAAGATGGAAAATAGTAAACGCTGGGCAAAGTTTCAGTTTAGTGGAGTCATTGCAAGGGGCTGGCCTTTCAAACGTAACAACAATAAATCGAACAATAACAACAACTACAACCACAGAAACAACCTCTGTCTTTGGGCAATAATTTTATTTCTTAGCCCTGCAAAAGTCATGGCCTCGACCACCGTGGCCTCGCCAAATTCCACAGCACAAGGGGTCGTTAATAATAATGCCACCATGATAACCCCTTCTAGCCACCCTCAGAATCGCTACAGCCAAGGGATTGTTTGCACCTCGCCCAGTTTGACCATAACTCCTTATTTGACAGATGCGTGGTCATTTAACCGCCCTATAGAATACGTTACTAGGCAGAATATATATGACGAAGATACAGGAGAAATAAAATATGTCCAAGAAACACCAAGATTTGAAAAAGATAACTACAACTTAAATTATGGAATATCAATGCAATTTAATATTCCTTTGGGAAATGGTGGTGAACTTTGCAAGAAAGCTGCGGCAGTAAATATTGAAGCTCAAGAGTTATTAATTAAAAAAACTAAATTAGAAATGGCTCTTTATAGGTTAGAGATTTGCTCAAAAATGGCTAAGAGTGGTGCTGTGCTAGTAGGCAAACACGCTGTAACTTGTGAAGATGTAAAGCTTATACCCTTACCAAATCAAGTTTTGCCTCATACTCATAAAATCGAAAAAAAATAAGGCTTTTAAATCGCCTGTAAGGGGCTTGTAAAATCCTTTGCTTATGTTTATACCTTGTCTTTTTTAGAAAAACGCTTGCCTAACTTCTTAATACCAGCCTTTGCAATTCCTTGAATTATAGGGACAAGAGCCGCAGACCCACCAGCAACCAGACCGATAACAGTAGTAGAAACGAGAACCTCAGGAGTACCAATAAAACTCTCTCGGAATGGTACATCTTCCCAGATCGGATCACAGGAGCCTCCTATAGTTTTTTCATATTTTACCAATCTTTGTATTTTTTTATCATTTCTGTAATCACCAGCCATAAATGGTGCATTTTTTGGTGGGCATGGTTCTATTTTTATTTCTTCTTTTTCTTTTGGTGTTTCAGCCTTTGGAATATCTGACTCTGGCATGGGTGGGGCATCATTTGTAATCGGTAAATCTTCAGTAATTACCAACTGATCTGGTCTGTAATCAATAGGGTAAAAACTAGGAAACAAAGATTCACCACAGGTCAAAAACACTCCATTTGGATCATCAAGCAAAAGCTGTGTATTACCAGTATTTTTTATATCTCTATGCTGATAAGTACAACCTACAACATCTATTTCTAAATTTGTTATTACAGGCAATACAGGATCTGGCTTGTATATCTCAGGAATATAGACCTCTGGAACATTAATTTGTTTGATACCTATTTCTGGTATCTCCATCAACTCTTAGGCTTTATATACTCTGGAACTGTTGGCCCTGTCATATCTGGCAAAGCATTGTCTAATACTTTTGGCATTATGCCTTGTACATTGTCTAGAACTTCATTCATAACTCTAGTCTTAAACTGTTCACTGGTAACAAAGCGGTAAGCGTAGTATGAACCTCCTAACATTGACAAGGTTAGAAAAAGAGACAACAATGAAGCTATCTGACAAATCTTTTGAAACATGATAAGAGAAGCATTTTTGAAGGCATTAGTACCTGTTACAATTATAACTTTCTGCGGAATCTGTGCATTAGCACCACTTTATGTTGGACTATCTGTACTTTCTACCAAGGTACACCAGAAATCTTAGTTGGTGTTTTTGATTCTGCTATCTGAGAAGCAATACCAGCTTCAATAGTTGTCACCTGATCTGAACCTAGTGCAGCTTTAGCCCAAGCAATAGCATTATCTTTTGTTATATCTGCATAAGCAGTAAACGATTTACTATCCGCTTCAGCAAGTCCTACATTGCCATAAGCAGAGCCACTATGTACAACAGCAGAATCCCCACTACCTACGGTTTCAGAATCACTAGCAGTCCAGTGAACAGTAGTTACTACATCAGATAAACTTCCTACAGTTTTTGTTGCATCTAAACTAACAACATCCCAAATAACAGCCATGATAAAAAGTCTTTAGTTTTATTTTACTTAGATTCTACAGCTTGAACAACGTCACTTAGTTTTTCTAACTGTTTTAATGCTCCTTGATCCTCAATTATTGGTTGGGTAAGCTTTTGTGCTTCTGCCTGTTTTTCTTGTATTTCTCTTTGTAGTACTTGTAACTTTGCAATATTTAGATCAAGACGAGTTTTTGTCTCTTCGTATAGTTCTTGTGGAGTTGGCATAAATTTATTTATATTTAACCAATTTTACTAAGCAGCTTCTAATGCTGCAACTTTGGTTTCCAACACCTCTATTTTTGCTATTGCTTCCTGCAAACATTTTACTGCTTTCATATATAAAACAGAATATTTAACAGATTTAATACCTTCATCATCTGTTTGAACAAGACCTGCACTCACTTTTTCTATCTCTTGAGCCACTACACCAATTTGTAAAACACCTGTTGGATTATCCTTAAATCTGAATTTACGCACTTTAATAAATTTTATATCATTCCATTGTGATGTTGCATCTACAATATCCTGTTTTAATGTTTCATCAGATATTTGTCCATAACTGTTGTTTGTATTAAAAGCATCACCATCACCTCTGACCTGAAATGCCCCCTCGTTTCCTCCTGTCTGAAAGACGTTGAATCCACCAGTTGTATTACGGAAAATATTAGCTGTTCCTATTTGACCAAGATTTATTCCAAAATTAGATGTATCTACAGTTTGGCTAGACGTTCCAATAAGCAAATTACCATCCGAATCTATACGCATCCGTTCTATTACTGAACCAGCAGCAGGTCTTGTAGAAAAACGGATATAATTAGCAGTATTACCAACTGTAGCGTTTTCTTTTAAACATTGAATACTTCCACCAAATGTACCACCACTTCCATTGTGATTTAAAAATAATATTCCTCCACCTTTATGAGCACCACCATCAGTTGCTGAAGTTTCTATCGTTAATTGTGGATAACTATCAACACTAAGAACACCTGACATACTCTTTAAGTGCATTGAACCTTGTGGATTATCAGTGCCTATACCTACGTTTCCATTATTTAGTAATGTCATTACAGTATTATTACCACCACCAGCAGACGAACTAAATTCTAAAGGGAACCCATCATAAGAAGATAAAACTGTTTTTGAAGATCCTGTATCAGCAGTTAAAGTTGCTCTTTTTGTTCCTCCAGCTTTTATAGAAATGGTGGGGTTACTAGATCCATCTAGTGTCAATATTGCATCAGGACTTGTTGTACCAATACCTACGTTGCCAGCAAAATAACCCTGACCTTTATAACTAACACTAAAAGTATCAGTGTCACTATTATTTCTTACTTTTAATCCTTTATTGGTATTAGTTGTTTGTGTATTTGTTGATCTAGAAGATATACCAGTAGAATTACTATCTCTAACATCTAACTTAGTATTTGGACTTGATGTACCGAGGCCAAGTTGGCCGTCACCATCTAACCTCATTCTTTCATTTCTATTGCTTCCCGAATCAGTACAAAAAACTAAACCCATTTTTCTATTACTTGCAGATTCAGCAACAGAAGATATTGAAGCTACACGATTATGTGTTCCACCATTTACACCAAATTGAATAGTTGCATGACGATTGACTGCTTCACTTGAAGGATTACTACTTACTTGCAGCATACAATCGGTGCTATTAGGTACAGCACTTGCAAAAGCTGTAAAGGCTGTGTCATCAAGAACAGACAATCTTGCACTAGGAGCATTGCTACCTATACCAATCTTGTCATTACCAGCATCTAAATAAAATAAATTTACCTCATTATTACCTTCAATTCTAAAATCTACATCAGCACCATCCTCATTAAATATTGTTGTACCACCAAGTTCCAATCTCTCTGTACCACCAGCAGTAATATTAAAAGTATTAGCTGCCGAACTATAAATCCCTGTATCAGTATCGTCATCAAAAAATAGTGAAGGTGCTGAATTTGTGCCGTCAGGTAATGGCAAACTACCATCAAATTTTCTTAAATTTACAAAAGCGTTGTTAGCAGCGTTTCTAAGCTGCAACATTGAATCTGTTGTATTTGCAAAAGTTTGCAGAGCATATGTTGTAGATGGTGCTGAAGATCCAGAGTTATTTGAAGATATTGCTAACAATGCGTTATTTATGTCTGCTCTCACGTTTGCTCCAGTGGAGTTATCTATAACGTAATCATGCTGAGCCATTGTCTAACCTAATTTTTTATCTAAGTATATCCTACTTTGAAATTAACTACCACGCCCGAATCCTGTTGCTGCATATTTGAAATTTCTATTTACATGACTAGATCCGTTCTTTACGTCTATATCAAATCCAGTCGAACTAATGTTTGACAACGCAAAGAAATCTCCTTGTTGAGCATTTTCAATAGTTATTCCTATTGATGGTAAAACTGAATTAGCTGCAATGCTAGTGCCTGATTGACCTGTAAAAAATGTATTAGTAAATGTCACTGACTTTGTGGAAGTGCCTGACGCAATAAATCCACCAACAGATGCCCCTGCATTACCTAGACTTGTTTCTGTCCTACTTTCTAATTCTGCTGTATAACCTAGCTGGTCAATTTCAATACTTTGGGCTGGGTCATCAGAATCCATTTCACATCTAAATTTAAACCCTCTTGCAACATAGACACCATTAACAAAAGGATTAAATTGAGTAAAGTTTGCTCCATAGGTGCAAGATGTTCCACTTGAAATGGTTGCACTTGTAGCAGAGGTTACTGTAAATGTGTTATCTGTTTTTGAGGTTATTTCATAATTTCCATCAGTTGCACCACCAGCAGCAAAATCTATCACAACAAAATCACCAACAGAATATCCATGTGCGGTTTTAGTTACAGTAATCGTAGTACCACTTTGTCCGTAGCTAACCCCTGATGAAACTACCAAATCAGGGTCAAGGTCGGTAGTCGCAACTAATAATGATGCCCCAACATCAAAGGCTGTGGCTGCGTCAAAATCAGTCCAAGTATCAATATTACCTGTTCTCCTGTCAATCAGGTCATTAGGATAAAAACCCTGTGTAACAAAATGTCTGCGTAATCTTAGAGGCTGTTTGCCTCCTAAATCTAAAGTATTAGCAAATTCATAAGATCCACCTGTTATATCTACAGCACCGATAAAGTCAAAATCTGCAATACTATCAAAGTCTGGTTCATCATCAAGAGTTACAAGCGAACCAAGAACAAGCCCATTAACATCATCTGAAAAAAAACAATCTACTTTTGTCCCAGCAAAAGGTGGACTGTCTGTATCTTCTCTGTCCTCTAAAATTGTAAGTTTTGGTAAGGTATCAGGAACAGTTTGAAGCATAGTAATAGAGGCATCACCAGAACTTAAACGCCCTCCATCATCTCTAAATTTCAAGTGATATGTGCCATTTACAATATTTGGCACAATCGACTCGCTGACGTTTCCAGAAAGTGCTGGTAAAACGTCAACTGAGTTAGTAAAAGTTGAGCCTGTTGTGAGGTTAGAGCTACGAATTACCACGTTTCCACCATGCAAAACGTCAACATCTGTTGATAGATCAAAACGCAGTCGTACAAACTGATCTGATAAAGGTTCAATCTTTACATTCTGCACATCTGCTGGTAATGCTGTTTTTCCTACAGCAGTAAAATTATCAACAGTAGAAGTAGTAGAACTAAGAACACCTAAAGAGTTATATGTTTTAACTTTAAAAGTGTAACTACCTAATCTTGATTCAAATAATTCAAAATCTGGTCTTGCGACTCTAACTCTTTGTGGATTATCTTTTTCAAATTGAAATTCAACTAAATATTCTTTCGCACCTTGCACAGGTTCCCATGTAAGAAAAATTTTAGAAACAGCACGATTATTTAATACAACTATTGATTCAGTTGCAGAAAGGTTTGAAGGTGATGGTTTTTCATCTAGTAAAGTGGTTATATTTCTTGGATCTGCTGCAACAGTTGTGTCCTCTACTTGTGCATATTTATTTGTGTCGTGAATAGTTGCTACGATATTGTAATTTGATTTGTCTTGTTCTGTTATTGATAAAACTCTATATGTTTGAAATTCAACAGCAGTATTTTCAATAGCCCAAATACTGTTTGCTTGTGGTACTGCTGAAAAAGCAGAAGTCACAGTTATTGTTTTGTCAGAGATAGTATCTATTGCTCTTGTTTCCATACTGCCGTCAGGCAAAACAACAGAAAGGGTGGCTGAATTAGCTGTTGTCAAATCAGTATTGTTTGCATCATCAACAATAATTTGTGTTGTAGAAACTCCTGTATTTATTCGACCACCCCTGCGAATACCAGCCCTGAGTGAATCAGCAATGCCTATTATTGTGGATGGTCTTACAATTACACCAGCTTCTAAAGTCGTAGTAAAACTTACAACCTCAGACTCTTTGAGGTTTGAATATAAAA